TCTGGTATAATTTTATTAATAAAACTAAATGTTTCACCGTCAGCTATATCTCCATCACCTGATTGTATAAAAGCTGGTAGAGCAGCACCATCTGCATTTACTCCTGATTCTTGAGCATAGATTATACTTCTTCCCTGAGTTACACCATTAATAGTAGTAATAGTAGCTATATTAGAATTAGGAAAATATTCAGCAGCTAACGGATTTAATTCAACTCCATTATCTTGATAAGCACTTCTATTCATAGTTCCAAAGTACCATGAGTTTTCTAAATAATTATAAATAGCATAACGATCACATTGATCCGAGGTGCTAGAACAATAGTACCATATTACTTCAGAAAAATTAGAATTTTGTCCAGCATAAACTTGAGAGTATTGAGCTTTATTAATATCATCAAATACATGATTTAATATAGGACAAGGTATCTCTTGAACTGATCCTGCGTATCTAAAGAATTGTCCATCAGACATCCAATAAGCTACATCATCTACTACAATTGCAGAGTTAAGACCAACAGCTCCACAATCATTACCTAATTGTCTAAAACCAAATATAAAAGGTGGACCAATAAAAGACATCGATTGCATTGTTGTATCTGTCCATACTAACATAGTACCTTTAGCTGGTCTTGCACAACGTATTTCACTTCCTCCTCCAATTCTTTGTGATCCAGCAGAATTCACTACATTAGGTGACCATTGATTATAATTTTCTTGATCAGACCAACGTATAAACATTTTATCTTGACTTGCTGTATTTCCAATTTCAGTTTCTGTACCTAAACAAACTACGTGTCTAGTTTCTGTAGATATCATTGAAAGAGTAGAATTAGAAGGAGCATTAGCAACAGCTGTACATCTATTATTAGTCATTCCACCGGATAAATTCCATTCGTAAGTTGCTCCATCTTTTTGTGTAATAATTAAATCTTCTCCCCAATTATTTATTGACCATAACCGAGCATCAAGAACTACATTAGATGATGATCTAGCAGTTCCCCATGTTCCAGTATTCCAAGTACCTGATCCCCAACCAAAACCAAAAGTTTGAATAGAAGGACCTATACTTATTTGATAAGTTGCAGTACAATTAGCAACAGGACCTGCTGTAGTACCAGCAGTTGCACTACTTTGTATAGTGTAAGCATCAGTATTTGATATAGTTAATATTTCATATTCAGCATCAAGAGTTGCAGCTGGAATTCCACCTACTGTTGCAGTAACATTACTTAAAGTTACAAAATCTCCTTGAGAAGCTCCATGTCCTGTATCTGTTATAGTTATGATATTACTACCGATAGTCGTTTTAATTGCATTAGTTAATGCATCTGTTGATCTTATAGGAGTAATATCTTGATTTGTTCCTGAAGCATAAACATATAATTTTCTATCTGTTCCTAAAGCTTCATAACGACCACCATCTAGACCGAACCATTGCTCTAAAGCTCGTCCTACTCCAACATAATAACCAGTACTAAATTTGTTCCATCCACCTATTTTTTGTGGTAAACCTTTTCTAAATCTTACTTTATCACAATTTATCCATTTACTTTCAGCACCTGTAGGTGTGTTTTCAGTATCTATTCCAGGTTGAAAATTTAATTGAGTTAATGGCATAAATTTATACTATTTTTTTGTTATTATATATTAAATAAAAGAAAGAAGTAAGCCTATTTTATAGCTTTTTCCAAGTCGTAGGAGAAGGTATATTATGTTCAGATTTTATACCCTCTTTCATAGTAAGCATTATATCTCCAGATATAGATAATCTTGATACATCTTTTGTATTTTTCCCAGTTTCATGAAACATCATTGATGGAAATATAATTACATTACCTGTTTCTGCAGGATATTCAGCTTTACCATAATTACTTTGATCCCATTCTGTAAAATATGGATCTCTTTTAGGTATATTTAAACCTACTTTATGTGCGTCATCATCTAGTAAAAACAAGTTGCCTTGCTCGTGTGCTTGTGGATAATAAACAAAACTAAAATGACTACTCATATGTCTATGATAAGAAATAAATTGTTCTTTAGTTGAAAGAGTAGCCCAAGATTTTGTAATATAAATTTCAAATAAATCTAAATTATATTTTTGTGCAGACAAACAATCTCGTATTACTTTTGATAATTCAATATATAATTCATTAAATCTTTTATCTTCGTGTAAGTTATCATCTATTGATTGCAACTCTTTAGGTTTTACATCTGTAGTTGTTGAGTATTGAGAATTAGTAGGAGTAATATCTTTAAGTATTATAGGTACAATTTTTTTATTAATATCTTCAAAGTTTTCTAGTTTAGTTATGTATACAGGATAACCAAACCATTTAGATATATTTGACATAAAACACTTTACTAACTAACTCTTAAAAATCTATATTGAATTTGTCCTGCTCCACCTACACCACCATTAGTTGTTGGAGCAGATCCACCGCCTCCTCCTGAACCTTGAGTTCCTGCTCCTCCACCTCCAGAACCTCCAGCTACATTTCCACTAAAAGAAGCTCCACCTGCAAAACCAGTAATACTACAGTTATCTCCACCACAGTTACCTGAACCTACTAAAACTCCTACTACTCCATCACCTGATTGATTAAATGTTCCTACAGGTCCTGATGTTAATGATGTAACTGATTTAGTTGCACCATCACTATCTCTAAAATTTCCAGAAGTAATTGCTGTACCATTTACAGTAGCTGAACCAGCAGTTCCTGCTGTGTTCGTTCTTAAAGGTCCTTGAACTCCACCGCCTGTTCCACTTGAACCACCTCCGGCACTTAATGTAAAAATAGATCCAGTTGTTGATCCAGACAAAGTTGTATTAGTACCTGGAGAAGCAACACGAGGTTGTTTAAAATTAGCTGTTTGATTTCCTGCAGCTCCACCATTACCTACAGAAAAAGAAATTGTCTCTCCTGTAACTACACTAAATACTTTATCAGATACAAATCCACCAGATCCTCCACCAGCTCCAGCTGATTCTCCACCAGCTTTATCGTAATCTGCTCCACCAGCAGCTCCACCACCACCTCCAACTCCAGCTTGAATATGCATTGCATTAGCACCTTCTGGTACTGTAAGTGTTCCTGAACCAGAATTTATTGTTTGAACTGTACCTGCTTGAAAGGCAGCAAAAACTAATTTCCAAACTCCTGAAACTTTACCATAAATTTCGTCAGCTTCTTTCCAAACGCCTGATACTTTACCATAAGCATTTTCTATTTCTTGAAATGTTCCAGAAACTTTACCATAAGTATTAGCCATTATAATATTGTATGTCCTAATGCTTCATCTGTATTAATTTTATCGGGATCAGCTGTAATATCAATTCTAGTTATTAAAGTTACGTTTCCCTTACTATCTTTGAATTCTTGTGGTACTTTATTTATATTGAGAGAAGAAGTATATACTTCTTCTAAATTAGAATTCTCATTAGTAGAGAAATAAAATTTATAAACAGCCATTTAAGCTCCTACGAATATTTAAACCAAATATCTCCATCGCTTCCACCTGATGGACTATTTGTACTTATTGTAAATTTTCTTTGAAGTTTTGCAGCGGTTACTGCATCAGTTCCTAATTTATTTGTTGTAACTGCTCCATCTAAAATTTTTGCTTCTGTAATATTATTGTTTAAAATTTTTGCAGTTGTAATTGCATCATTTGGTATTTTTGCAGTTGTTACATTATTATCTGCAATTTTTGCAGTTGTAATTGCGTTGTCAGCAATTTGAGAAGTTCCTATACTTCCTTGTAAAGTATTTAAATTAACAGCGGTAATATTAGTACCATCTGAATATGCTGCACTTAATTTACCTTGATCTAAAGTAAAACCAGTTCCACCTACTGTTTTAAAAGTTAAAGTATTTCCACTATGAGTAGTGGCGTCTTGTAGTATATAAAATTTCTCTATACCATTAGGTACTAAAACTTGTCTAGCTGCTGCTAGAGTTCCAGTAAATTTTAATATCATATTTCTTGCATTAGAAACAGCAGCGTCTGTCATTGCTAAAGTAACATCTGCTGAAGCAACATCAATTGATTGAAAACCAGCAATTGCTTGTTGTATTAAATTTAAATTATTATTAGTTTTATCACCCCAAGTACTAGCATTTTCTCCAGTAGCTTGAAGCTCTAATTTAAGGTCTGATGAATAAGATGAAGCCATATAATTTTTATACTCCTATTTTGTTATTTTGTAAATTACTAAATATTTGTCCAATTAGTTGTATTTCCTGTAGTAATATCAGTCCATGTAACATTTCCTCCCGGAGGAATTGGATCCCAAAATCTTAATGTAGCAGGTATAACAGTTATTTGTTGTCCTGCAACATTTACTGTATTTCCTGTACTTGTTACAATTGAAGCTAATGTCATTGTAAGCTCTTGACCAGTAACGTCTAATATTTGTTGAGAACTTATTATAACAGAACCTGTATTAGTATTAGCAGTTTCTCCTACAATAGAAATTAAATTAGAAGTTGAAGGTATTAAAGAATTTAAACCTACCGTTAATCCTTGACCTGTTATTCCTATAAAATCATTAGTAGATAAAATTGGGTTTCCTAAAACTGTTGTTACTTCTAATTCAGGAACTACAATAGTCATACTTCCATTGCCTGATATTGCGTAAGTTCCTATAGTAGTATTAATTTGTTGACCTGGTAAAAGTATTATTGCATCTGAATCAATAGAAATTGAACCAACAGAAGTATTTATTTGTTGTCCAGTTATAAGATAAGAAGATTTAACACCTACAATACCTGTAGAAATAGTAGCTTGTTGACCAGTTACATTTATTAAAATATTAGCACCACCTAATGATGAAATCGGAGATTGTGAGAGTGCGGTAATCCCTAACACGGTTTACCTTGCGTTTGCTGGTACGTTATTAGTGCCGACTAAAGGTGCTTCTGCAAATGCCATGTAAATGTAAGTATCACCAGATTTATTATAATTTTCATGGTCATCTCTAATTTTAAATCCATTAGATAGATAATCAATTCCATACGCACCACCTGTATATTCAACATAATTTGCATTAGCATATAAAGTGTTGTTCATTTCATTAAATGGACTTCTTTTTACATCATCCATAACCCAATCATATCCAGCAGTTGTTGTATTCTTGATTATAGTAAATGCAGGTTTAAATCCTGTGTAAATAAAAGACCCATTATTATTTCCATTACCAACATAAGAACCAAACTTGCTATAACCAGTTTTTTCTGCGAAGCAGTAGGCAATTGTAGATGCACCACTTGAATTTGATGATGTACTATTTCCTAAAGTAATAAGTGATGAAGTCGGTTCTGTATTATTTAACATTTCTGCACTTGTTCCACCTGGTGAAGTTTGGTCTAAATATAGTGTGTAAGTTGCACCTTTAGATTGATGATATACAACCCATGATGGTCCAGCAACAGAAACGCATTTAAAAATTATCATTGCAGGTTTAACTCCTAAACCATGACCAAAAGTTGCACCTGCTGAAGCCTGTCCTGTGTATGTTGAAATTGAAAGACCTGCTGTCGTATTAACAGAAGTGTAAGTAGTATTTATTGAACCTGCTGTATTAGATGAACCTTGACCATTTGCTTTCCAGTTCCATGAAACAAAAGTTTGACTATTTTGATTATATCCATTTGAATTACCAATAACATAGCCATCAGAATTAAACGATTTTAAACCTATTGCATTTGTAGTTTCAGCAGCAGTTGTATTTGAAATTAAATCTTTTGTCGCACCTCTAACAGCATCACATAATCTATTACCCTCTGCTGCACTCCTACCCTTTGTCCATACCCAATCTGGCTGAAAACCTATTCCAGAAATTGTAGTAGGGTTAGTTGCATTACCTGTATAAAGTTTAGTATTAAAATAATCAGATGATTTATTAATTGTTGTGTATGCCATTATAAGTTTAATCCTTTTGTTGAGAGTGCTGTAAAGCCTGTTGGTACATCATACTCGAAAATTCCATTTCCACTTGCGTTACTTCCTGCACTAGATACTGCGTTGTCTGCAAAATATCCATTTCCAAAATTACATTCTACTTTTCCATCATATCCTTGAAAAGTGCCTACTGCAGGATAATAACAACCATCAACTGTATTTGCTACAGCTTGAATTGTTTTTCCATTAGCACCAGTTGCAGGATTTCCACTTGCAAACCAAGTACCATTTACACCACCATAAAATTTATTATTATCTAAGTCTACTGCAATCATTGCAATACCATTAGTTGTAGCAGAGCCCCAAGATGTATAAGGGTTTGCAACTCCATTACCAATAAATGCACCATTATAAGCATAAATTCCATATTCTCCATTTGAGTTTATTCCAAATGCTGTTCCTGCTACACCACTTCCTGTATTACCTTTAGGAGATTTATCTGCTATTCCTAATTGAAGTTCTGCTCCATTACTACTTCCTGTACATTTAATTTCCCAATAATATTTACCAGAAGTCATACCTAAAGTTCCTGTATTCCAAGCACCACTTTTATTAGGTAAAACTACTGCATTATTTCCATAAGTAAAAGTTCCTGCTGCCCAATAACTATTTAAAGGATTAATTGTACAAAAAACATTGCTTGGACAATCTTCTGTTTTTGTAAGTGTACCTGCACCAACTGTAAATGTATTAGAATTAGGAGAACTATCTGTTACTGAATTACCATCTTTTAAAATCCAAAAACCATTACTTCCCCAATTAGAAA